AATCCTCACCGAAAACAAAGGCCGCGACACTGCGCAAGCTCTGCGAGTCATCGAAGACCAGATGAAGCGCCGCGCTGAACTTCTCAAAGAGACCGAAGAGAACCGCAAAGAACTTGACCGGATCAAACGCACTTTTGATAAATACAAAGGACGCGTTGGTAAGGGCCTGACTTTGCCCGACTGGTTGATAAAGCGTGTTACGGACAACGAAGACAGCACGCAGTCTGTACTGAACTACCTGCGTAGTGCAGATTGGCTCCCCAAGGCGGCTTCCGGTAGTCGCAGAATTTACAAAGCGCTGGCTCAATCGCTTTTTGCGATGAAGCTGCAAACCAAGATCAAAGTTGTGCCAGACGGCTCTCCTGTATGTCACGGGTCAGACCAAGCTGCTCACCGAAGAGCAGATTCGCGCCGCTGAACAGTTAGAAGACATCATGTACGAGGTTGCGCCTACTATGGCGGAGCGCTTCCCGGACGCGTTTGAAGTTGTCGGTACCAATGAAGATGGTACGCCGCAGTACAGCGTGATGGAGTTTGCTGCTTATGGGTTGACTGATCCCGGGATGCAGGAAGCCCTGCACGACTTCCAGTCCGAGCGCGCAATCCTAACAACAAACCTTCCGGACAAGAAGAGCGCGTGGACAAAGTTTAAGCTGCTGATCGCTGATATTCTTGGAGTTGGTAAATCCTACTTCCGCAAGTCCGGCGAGACGATGCCCACCGCGCAAAACTACTTAGTTGAAGTAGCTGCCGCCTTTGAAGACATTCTTGCAGTACCGACTGAGCCAATCTTTATCAGTCCGTTGGCATCAAAGGTTCCTTCCGCACGAACCGACGAAGAAATTATTGCAGAAGCGCTTAAAGATGTAGCGCTGAAAGAGCATGGGCTGAAGTCTCTGGTCAAAGCTATGGGGACCAAGCGTGGCTTTGAATGGTTCGTTCGGCAGTTCCAGAACGAGCGCCGCGTGATCAAGCAAATCTCTGAACGTGCTGAAAAGTTTGGCTTGCTTCAGCGCGTGGGCACGGGACTTAATGACGTATGGGGCCAGCTAACACGCTCAACGGGTTTGGCGGTGACTCTGTATGACATTCACGTGCGTGGCATTTCAAATGATGTTGACCGGGGCATAGAAGCCTACGCAAAGAAGCTTGGCATTCCTATTAAACTGGCCTTGGAACGCTTGCACTTAATCTTTGAAGCCCGGCATGAGCCTGAGCGCCGGATGGTTAAGTATGTTCTGGACGTGCCGCTGGACAACGATACCAAGAACATTAACCTCGATGGACGGCTGTACACTGCTGAAGGCGCACGGCAAGAAATTCTCAAGCGACTGACTGAGAACGACCTCAAGACACATACTCCACAAGACTATCGAGCGATGCTCGATCAGCTCATCAAAGCTGGATTATTCGACAAGAGCAAACCTCCCGCAGAGTTTAGTCCCGACCATGCGAAATACAACGTCATTGCTGCTCGTACGCCAGCCGAGATTGCTGCTATCTCTACCTTGGACCTGCCCGAACACAAGGCAGAAATTGACGCAATTGAAGAGAACCTAAACAAACTCAAGGAAAAAACCAAAGCGCTGGATCGTGTTGCCAACTACTACTCACAAAACGTAGACAACATGGTTGAGTTCTATGGCTTTAAAAACTACGTGCCATTCAAAGGTCGTGCAAACAAGGACGATCCGCTTGAACTCAATAGCCGTCGCATGGGTGGGGAATTTCAGGACGCATACAACGACAACGGCACCGTAGATGTTGTGAAACTGACTGACCAAAATGAGCTTGAAGCCATTCGTCGTACCTATCGTGAGTCCTCGCCTATTCTGGACATTGTTAACCAGATCACCAGCGGTATCGGCCAATCCCACACCCGCTACAACCCCGCGTTTGCGCCAAAGAACTTTGTAGTTGACTCGCTGACCAACGCATTTGCACTGGGTGCAAAGATGGGACCGAAGGCTGCTGGGCGGTTGATAGCCGCGACTGCGCAAGAAGTTGCCAGCGGTGGATTTAAACGCTCATTTAAATTCTCTAAGTTGTATTCGGATGGCAACTTTGGTGAAATTAGTCGCCTTGCCAAAACCGATCCGTACTTTGCCGATATGGTTGAGTACGTCATCACACGGGGTGGGCGCGTTTCGTACTTGCAGGGCGTAGCTGCCAAAGGCGCGCTGGATAGCCTGATGAAGGAAGTTGGGCGCAGCGGCATCATGCAAACCAAGGATCAGATAGATAAATTCTTCGACATCTACAACGACATCTTTGAATTGTCTAGCCGGGTGTCTGCGTTCCGTTCACTGAAGCAAGAGTTTCTTGCCCGAGGCGAGACTGCTGAAGAAGCCTCTATTCACGCTGCGGAGTACGCCAAGAACTTTGCTAACTTTGAACAAGTGGGCCGTTGGGGCAAGGGCGCTGGTGCGCTTTTCATGTTCTTCCGGCCTGCCGCTACTGGCGCGGTCCGCGCTATCGATGCATTGCGCCCTGCCTTCGGATTTAATGAAGATAAATTCCGCGAAGAAGCCAAGGCAGAGGGCCGTACGGACGAGCAGATTGACAAAGCAATTGCGACCATGAAGGAAGAACAGCGCAATGCTAGGAGAATGACCGCATCGCTCGGCGGGTTTGGCGTTGCGATGTACTTGATGTCTGCCATGATGGCTGGGGACGACGAAGAAAAGCGCAACAAGACCGCCACTGATGATATGGCACGTTGGACCCGTTACGCACGGTTCCCCATTCCCGGCACGGATATGATCTTTCAGATGCCTTGGGCGTTTGGTCTTGGCGCGTTTGCTGCTGCTGGTGCCCAGATCGCTGCTGCTGCATCGGGCAATTCTTCTATCAAAGACACGTTGTCTAACGTCGCTACGATTGGTCTAGATTCGTTCCTGCCTATTCCGTTCTCGCGGATCAGCGCGGTTGATAACTTCCCCGCGTTTGTGATCGACTCGGTAACGCCCAGCGCTGCGCGTCCATTCCTTGAATACGTGATGAACTTGGACGGTCTGGGTCGTGAAATCTACAACAACAAACAGTCTCGCTACGGAGACGCATACACGGGTGGTGACAACATCCCCGAGGCGTACAAGCTGGCGGCACGTAAGCTGTTTGATGTGACGAACGGTGCGGTGGACTGGAGTCCCAACACGATGTACTTCTTTGCTAGTAACTTCTTTGATGGCGGAGCAAAGATTGCTACAACAGGTGTAAATTTAGCCTTGACGGTGGGCGGACAAAAGGACTTTGATCCGAAGAACGATACGCTGTTCCTGAGCAGCTTTATCGGCACCAAGTCCAACGTAGACGCACGGGAGTTCAGCAAGGCTGAAGATTACATCAAGGGGCTCGATAAGCGCATCAATACGCTCAAGGATAAGCCTGAGATGCTAGAGAAGTTTGTGGACGCAAACCCTGAGCAATACATGCTCGTGCAGTTCTACAACCACGAAGTTAACGGGGCGCTACGTAAAATTCGTACTGCTGCCAACCAAGTGCGGTCGGACAGCAGTCTCTCGATTAAAGAGCGCAAGGCTCAACTGCAAGAGTTGATTACGATGCAGAACACCGTCAAACGCCGAATGTTAGAAGGCTTTGAAGCAGTCTCGGGATACAAGCCCTAACCTATCCGCCAAGCCCGCACCCCGAGGACTTCCTCCTCAGTGCGGGTAAAGGCTTTTATCCTTAGTCCAAGTTTCTTTGCCGACGTGTCTATCACGTAGGACATGTACGCTGGTTGCATTGTCGGAATAAAGAAGCTATCCCCGATACTCATCGCCGAGAACGGGAATATCCAGACCGGCTCGTTATACGACAGGTTCGGTTGTGGGAGCGGTTTCTTCATTTTGGAAAAGATGCGAAACGTCCATCGTTATCTCGTAAGCTTGCACGTTAGTTGACCCTAGCGCGTCACGCCACCCCGATGCCATCTGCTTTCGCACTTTGTCCTTGAGGATACCGGCGGTGGATAGCCGACTCTCAAATTGCTTGATGTCCATCTTTATTTCCTTGAGATATTGCTTCATCGCGGACGTGGAGACGTAGATCAAACCGTTATCGACTTCAGCCCGCACAAGCAACGGACCCCTTGGCTCAGTGGTGACCTTGCCGTCGCGGACCACAAGGCAGCTTTGGATGTTCTTATTGATGAAGTCACCCAGTGTGTCGGAGCGGTTGTTCTCGTCATCTGCGCGCTTGCCTGCAATCACATCGTCAAAGCACCTACCGATCACAGAGAAAATGCGCTCAAGGTCGTAGTTCAACATGCCCATGCTGTTGGCGATCTCTCCTGCTACACGTGGCAGTGAAACAAGGTTGGAGAGAAATCGATACTCAGCGTTGGACGAATACTTCTCAGCCACTCGCAAGTACTCTTTCTTTGCGCGGGAGCGCACTTCATCCACGCCCAGCCTAAAAATTTCCTTCATGTACAGCGGACCAGCGTGTCCGTAGTTGTACTTAAGCGGTTCAAACATTTCCACACCACGCGCTGCGGTCAGCTCGTATCCAGCCACTTCAGGCTTGAGGACTTCGGGTTCCAACAGACGCACGTTCTCAGCAGCGTTGTTGGCCTTGTGCTCAGCCAAAATGCCGCGCATCGGCTTGTTAGTCGTCATCACCGCGATCAACCGAGAGTTGTACGACGCTTCGCGCTCTTGGTTGTTGGACGCCATCAGCCGAATCTTGGACTTGCCAGAGCTAATGTTGTACAGCAGTGGAGAGACTACTTCAGGCTTCAAGTTACCCTGCTCGTCCAGTCCGTACACAATGTTCTTGCTGGTGATCATCCGCTGCACTAACCCGTTTGAAGTGCCTTCGTATACCGATAACTGCTCGGGGTTACCCCAGATGCTGAGCGCACCGTAAAGCGCTCCGGTTTTTCCAGTGCCGGGGCCTTCACTGTACAGAGACAGAGTTACGCCGTTGACGTTGCTTAACTCCATCAAAGGAGAAGCCAGACCGCACAGAACTGTAAAGGCATGAAGCTCGTAACCGGGGTCACCGAACATTTGCACGGCCTGCCGCCACGTCTCGTAGCTGCCCTTCTCGTGAATGTGGCGCACCACGCCCTTAGACAACGACGACGGCGGACAGTAACGCTCTTCACCTGCCGTAATCTCTCTCGTGCCTACCAAGAACGAATTCAAATCTTCGGTCCAACCCTGTTGAACACGCATGACATCAGCGCGTCCCGTCTCCATTAAATATGCCGTCCATTTCATAAGATAGCTCGCTAGTTTTGGTGCAAGCACCGGTTCAAACACAACGCCGTTAGAGGCAAGAACAGCGCGCAGCTTGTCCAAAGACGCAACATCCCGCAACGGTAAGAGAAACTCTCGTGATGCATCACGTGGCAACCGTAAGAACATCAACAAGCATTCGCCATCATGGGGGCTGTAGATGCGCTTGATCGGGTACACATCGTTGGGCGTCAGTAGTTCAGGGTCATCCTGAATCAGCTTTCCTTTTTTGTCTCGTCGGGGCGGGGGAGTGTAGTAGATGCCTCCGTTGATGCCTCGTCCGTAGGGGGCAAGGTAGTCTGGGAAGAAAACATCTTCGGGACTCGTCTCACGCCGAATTGGTTCCGCTTCATCTTCGGTTTCTGGGGCGAGTTCAAATTCGAGTTCATCGACAACGGGGATGGGGGAGGTTTTGAGTATTTTTCCAAGGTCTATTGGTCCAGTAATTTTTCCACGGTAGGCGCAGCCTTCACATGCCGAACGGTTCTCTTTAGCAAACGCATCGCAGCCGTGTGCCCAGCTTGCTTCTCTAAGAGACTGATCCGCTTTGCGCACTGTCTCATCAAAGGAATACTGCGGATAGTCCTCTGACATCTGGTGAATGGCCGACTCACCGTCACGGCAGCGAACAGCTACAGAAATACCCGCATACCACAGTGGCTCTGGGCATTCGGCAGCGTTCTCAAGGATGTACTTTATCTGCGCACAACCGTTTTCCTCCAGACTGGAGACCGCTATCTTGTTGAAGTCAAACTCAAAGTTACCATTGCGTTTGTCGTAGATGGCCTTGGTGTCGTCGTCCAATCCCTTCTCAACATCACGCAAACTAAATGGCTTCTCGACGTTACCCAACGCGGGCTTCAGTTCCGCAAAGTCGTACGTATAAACATCCGTCAGCATCGAGGATGCCGTAGGTGGATCGTATCGGTAGTTGGACGTACCCGGCACCCGCATCAATCGCGCCGAGTCCGCTGGCACAGCTTCGTCGATGACCATGCCCTTGTCGATGACCAACTGCTTAAACGCGCTAGCGTACAAATCCCATTCGCTAGCTGGCAGCGCCTCGTTCAATATCCAGTACGCATGGATGCCGCCACCGGAGTCGATCAGTACAGGGATGGGCCAGTTGATCTCCTGACACAATCGCTGCACATCTTCGACCGCCGCTGATTTCGAGGCATAGCGGTTTTTACCGTGCTCGACATCAAGGTCTAAAAAGAACGCTTTGACGTACAGGCACTCGACTTGTCGGCGACGGTTGCCTGAGTATGTTCCCGGCGTGAAGTAGACGTTGTGCTTCTGGTCGATGAAGTTTTGCGCTACAACAAGCGCTGCGTCTATATCTACTGGAAACCTTGGAATTGTTACACCATCTTGCCTGATAGCAGCGATGCACAAATTCCCCTGCGACGGAAAAATCTTCTCAAAAAATTGTTTGTTCATTTTCGCAGAGACAAAAATAGCGGAGTCGCCCCCGCTAGGATGAACTGACTGAGTCAGTCCTGCTTTTCTATAGCAGACGTGGTTATCGGCGCGTCTACCATCTCCTGTAGGTATGCTCGAGAGGCAGCTAACGACTTCGCTGGAAGTACGCCGCTCTTCAAATCTCCCTCTACCAGATCAATGAATACGTTGATTCGTTCACGTTTGCTCGGACGTATTACGCCGCCTCTGAACCATGTGTGCAGAGTCATGCGTGTTACGCCGATCACTTGTGCTACGTACAGAGCCGGGAGGTTTGCGTTGATACAAATCTTCGCAAGTTCCAATCCCAGCTTGTAATCAGTAGCGCCGTGTACAGCCTCAACAAGTTTGGTACTGTACTTGGCAACCATCAGGTCTTCGTCCACTTCTTGACGATGTCGCTCACGTCAGCAACTTTCTCTGGTGCGGCTTTCTTCGTCTCGCGCAGAGTAGGTTCAGGCACTTCATCCGATGCACTAACGGCGGGTGCTTGCACTTCCTCTTCCTTGTCCATCTTGAACACGGTCAGCTTCACCGCAGCTTCAGCAGCAGGGGACTTAGCCTGACGCGCCACGATTTCTTTTGCTTCTTCAGAGACAGCGGCTTCAGGAGAGAACAACAGGCGAGGCACGGGGGAGTTGATGTCGAACTGCATGCGGGTCACAACGCGCCCAGCAGATACGTTGTTGTTAGCCAGCATTTGAATGTACGGACGGAAAGGCCAACGACCATTCTCTTCTTTGCCAAAGCAAGACGTAGCAGGCAATACAAGCTGGTACACATCACCCGTCGGATCACCGGGGAGAATCACAGCAGTGCGCCACGACAGGCGGCATGCAGTACCTTGACCGCCTTGACCAGAGCCACGGACAGAGTTAGGGCACTCAGCGCAAGATGTAGCAACGGGCGCTTTCACATCCACGTCAGGGGTCTTCGAGTCAGACGACCAGCAAGCCGGAGCCAGCTTCACGCCCTTTTTGTATGACGACGAGTAGAACGTGCGTGATGCATCGTGGGACATCTTCACAAAGATAATGCCCATGTCGTTGTTGGTGTTCACCGACTGCTCTTTGCCGCCAACAATTTTACGGAACACACGACCCTCAATCGAGATGCGCTTGTTCTGCTTTGTGTTGCCAGCAACGGCAAGGGTGTCCTCATCAAGACCATCTGCGCCAAGAGCGGCGAGGGCGGAGGGATTCAAAGTTGCGAGTTCGTTAGCCATTTTCTATCCTTAAACTGTAGTTGCACTAGTTGATGATGCTTTGCGTACGACGATGTCGTATTCACGCAAGCTATTCACACCGGGCGGCAGACCATCGTCCTTGCGCTCAGCCATGAATTCTTTGAAATTGCGCTGATGGATACGGCGCTCCAGCAGATCGATCGACCCTTCGGTCTCCACGAACTTTTTGAAGTTGTCCCAATCAGTGCAAAAGAAACGGTCTTTGACTTGGCGTGTGACGGTGCCATACGTGGTCTTAAATCCGTTGGTGTTTGTTTGGTTGCAGATATCGAGCAAGGCAGCTTCAAGCTTCTCTATGTCGGTCTTCAACGCGCTGTCTTGTGCTTCATATTCAACCTTCAGCGTCTCACGCTGGCGGCGAATAGTCAAGTAGGTTTCCACTAGGGCTTCTACATCAGTCATTGCTGCTCTCCATTTCGTCAACAAACAGGTCTGCTAGTTTGGTGTGCATGTCTACTTTGTTCTGCAACATGTTGTACATACGTTTCTCCACCTCAGACCCTTGAAGATGGACCACCGTCATTTTGTGCTGCTGTCCCACGCGGTCGATCCGCGCAATACACTGTAAATATGTCTCTACTGACATCACGGGCGACCAGAACACAACAGTGTCAGCAGCCGTCAACGTGACCCCGTGTGATGCCGCCTGTGGTTGAATCACAAGGACTCTTGGACTCGTTGTAGTTTGAAAGGCGTTGAAGATGCGCCCACGCTCCGATGCGCTTACGTCTCCTGAAATAATTTCGTTGGATACACCAATGCTGTCCAGATACTTTTTGACGACAACAATCGTGTGCTTGTATGGAATGAACACAATCACTTTGTTTGCCGTCTCGTCCAGCACTTCACCCAATACGTTCAGACGCGGTGAGACATCGAACTCAACCACATTGGAGTCGTCGGTATAGACAGCGCCACCGGATAACTGCAAGAGGCGCGATAGCGCGGCAGCGGCGTTGACTGTACTAATCGTCTGCCCTGCGGCTTCAATCTGCATCTCCTTGAGCAGTTCGCGGTAGTACTTAGCCGCCTGCGGGGTAAGCGGAACATCACGCGTCACATTGACCACAGGGGGCAGATCAAGACACTGAGCCTTCTCGTACCGGATCGCGGGTTGCAACGCGCTGAATACACTATCTCGTGAATCAACCTTGGGTACCCACTTGAACTTCGTGACTTGGCGCATGACTTTATCTCGCCACGCCGAGGCGTACTTGGGGACGTTCGATGGGTTGATCATCTTTGCCAGACCGAACGCGTCGATAGGTGACTGCGCTGCGGGAGTGCCCGTCATCATCCACAGGTACGTGTCTGCCTTAACAATTCGTGAAAGAGTTTTCCAACGGACAGTTGATGGGTTCTTGTACGCGTTTGCCTCATCTACGATGATCAGGTCAAAGTCTGCTTGTTTGACCGCCTCTTCGACAACGCCTACGCCGTCAAAGTTGATGATCACAAAATCGTAGAGGCCACGAATAATCTTCTCGCGCTTGGACGATGAGCCGTGCGCGATACCGCACGTACGGTGCATGGCTGTTTTGAACAGATCACCTTGCCACGCGCTATGCATGATGGACAGGGGGCAGATCACTAAGCAGCGCTTCACCTTGCCCTGACGCATCAGATAGTCAGCCGCCCAGATTGCAGCGGAGGTCTTTCCAGTGCCTGCTTCGTTGAAGCAGAAGCTGCGCTTGTGCAGAGTAAGAAAACGCGCGGTGTCGCGCTGATGGGCGAACGGACTGAACATGCCCGGCCAACCGTAGTCGCGCTCGATAGGTGAAGGAATTTTTATAGACGTGGGAGCGATGCGTGAGAGACGTTGCATCTCGTCGAGGCCCCAATAGACCGCCACCTCGGACAGCTCACCCATGTCCCGTAGGATTTCGCTCTTATCGATGTATCTGTCGATCGTCTGCGCAATGTCACTGGGGCACATGAGTTTTAAAACTGTGTTGTCAACTATTTCCATACTGATTCCTAAACTGAATTTGAGTGCCAGCCCTGACGCGAGTTCAATAATGTCAGGAGAGACTCACCGGCTGGCTGATGCGGTTTGAGGGAAAGCTTACCTCTTCGGGTTGGTACCCCGGCCCACTCACACCTAACGGCCTGAACTCAAGTATGACGACGTATCGTCAAAAGTCAAGTTATTTTTTGCGTTCTCTTTTGCTGGTCTCTGACACAAGTGCGCCAGATGATGCGCGCTTGAACGAACGATTCGCGCTCACTGATTGCACAGAGTAACCATCTGCGTTCGTGCCGCCCTTGGACAGAGCTTTGCGATGCGCAATGTCTTTGCCTTCACGTGCATCGGCCTTGCCGTTACCGTTTTCATCTTTGCCTTTTTTATCAACAGCACGACGCGCACGTTGGCGCTCCATGCGGTCATCTAGTTCGCCACGCGCTTTTTGTTGCGCGTACTCTTTTTTATACGGTCGTGGTTTGGTTACGTAGGGCATCTTCTTGCTCCTTCATAAGTTTGAGATTTTGAACGGCTAATCTCACTTCCGTTGCCGCTGTGATGCCAAATAAAATTGCAGCAGAGTAGTCTTTGTCTAGAGCTGCATTATGCAATTGCTTCATAGCATTCTCTGCCATCATGCAGGGATGCGCGTAGTCAATGATTGGGTCAACAGGGTAGGTCATTTTTCTTTGTAAAACTCACATGCTTGAACAGGGCACCAGCCGCACAGCGCCGTGGGGTTGGCTTGCCAAGAGTCATTCTCATGCGACAGGCGCAATCGCTCTAGGTCAAACCAAAAATCTCTCCACAACTTTTCTTCGTCGTCTCGGTTGTACTCACTCGTAACAAAATGCTCGTGGGCCACGAATAGCAGCCCCGCCTTGAAATGCTTGACTTCGGGGAAGTGCTTGAACCCCATCAAAGCCATCAACTGCAACTGCTTCGGATCAGGGTAGCGATTGCTGCCCGTCTTGTAATCAACAATAAATCCTTGCTCGCCATCAATCACGATCAGGTCAGCGACACCGCGCACCCAGTAGTTCGGGTCTTTGAAGTCGCATACGACTTTCTCCGCTGTCAGCGCCATCTCGTGTTCGGGGTACTTAGTGCCGGTCATCTCCCTGAGAGGGTCAAGCTGCTTCTTGTACCGCTGGTAATTTTTGAGTAGAGGAGTGCCATCTTTGACGTAGTCCTCAAGAGCCTTGTGAACTTCGGTGCCATACAGCATCTGCTGTGTTTGCTTTTTGGTGAAGTTCTTCAGCACTTTTACTTGCTGGTACTGCCGAGGGCAGTTCTTGTAATCCTTCAGGCCCGAATAAGACCACTGAATCTTGACTGTCATTGAGTGACTTTCGTTCTTTCTTTGATCCCGTAGAACATACCATATTCAGCCTCTTCTCATTGAACCCTTTTTCCTGCGTCCAAAATGCTGCACCGCGCAAAAACAGAAACCAATACGGCTCATTCCCGGCCATGCGTTGAAGATCATTCTGCTTATGTACGATTAAAGTCCCTACGTTGGCTCGACCGCCAAAAATGTTCAGGGCAGCAACTGAGTCGATGTTTGTCCCGCCAAGACAGGCGTTCATCGGTGTCATAGGTTTCTGAACTGGCCCGAGGAAGACCGGCATCTCAAGGTCAACGGAGTACGCTGTAGCTTGTTCTAAATAGTCAGCCAGCGTGGTCGCGTTCAGGCCGTTGTTGTGATAGACAGTCATCCGGCGCTTACACTCGATGGCAAACGTCGCTTCGGGAGCGCACACAACAAAGTCTACCTTCTTGCCGCTCTTGGTACGCACCTGCTCGTCGAACGCCCAGCCCTGTGAGTTAAGCAAATCTCGGATGAGCTGGGTCGCTTTCTCCTCGGTATCGTACTGGCTCGCGTATTTTGCGGTCTCGTAGGCTCGTTGCCGCTGATGGGCCTCGTAGTCGAAACGGATGCTGTCGATGTCAAACGTCGCCATACGTCGCTCCTACTTTGGCTTCACATGCAACCGGAAGTCCCGTAGCCCACTCAGGAGCTTTAGACATGATGCCAGTTATAAACTCTTTAGCCTCGTCAGCTTCGTCCGCTGGTGCAATGACCACCGCCGCGTCATGCACGGTCAGGGCTACACGTCGCTTCTCGTTGATCGCAACCATCTGCGTACCAACAATGATACGTGCCAATGCCTGAACGACGTTCTCCACCACAGCACCGCCCCATATACTGATTGGCCCCTTGCGTGAGTCGTACAAAATCTGGCTCTTGCCGTCCCTGTTCTCACGCCGCAGGTTGGGGTAGCGGATGCGCAACCCATTGGGCAGGATGATCCCCTCGTTGTCATACGATACACAGTTGTGCATGCCCAGAGTCAGCGGGGTCTTGATCTCAGAGTTCATCATCGTAGCGAGCATCGAGTCGCAGTCAGCCCACAAGTCCACCACCTTGTAGTTCGTGGTGCGATACACGCCTACGATCCGTTTCGATTCCTCGTCGTCGATCTTCACACTGACTGGATGTGATGTAGACAAAGTATGTTGCAGCTTAGTCGCCCCGGTGCCGTAGCCTAGCCCAAGTACGCAAGTCTTACCCACAAAGCGTTCGGTCTCATCAGCCTTGGTCACATTGCGCCCATACACAGACGACGCAAATATAGAGTACACATCTTCCTTGTCAGCAAACTGCTTGACAACATCCTCTTGACCTGCCCACCATGCCAGCACGCGAGCTTCGATCTGCGATGAGTCTGAGTTAATGATCACGTATCCCTCGGGCGGCACGATGGCCCGCTTGAGAGCCTTCTTCTTTTTGTCCCGGCTTGGCAGGTTCTGAAAGTTAACCTTGTCCGAGCCTGACCACCGACCCGTGTGCGCCCCGTAGTATTTCAGGGGAACCGGAAGCGCTCCGTTGTTACGATGCCCGATCCCTATAAACCTCTCAATGCGCCCCTCTTCTAGAGTGGACTTGGTTCCAAGGCGCACCGCGCACAACTGTTGGATGAAAGTATCTTCATGCTCACACAAGGTCAAGAAGCCCTCATCCTTCTTTGCCAGCGCCCATGTCTCCTTGCCCGTGACTGGAGATAATTTCTTCGGAGGGTCAATACCCTCGTCTATTAATACTTGAGCAAATTGCTTGTTGCTCGATAGCTTGGCACGAACTTCCTCTTCGGACGCGCACTCCATACGTGTCATGAGCGACGACAGTAGTGTGGACTTCTCTTCACGCATGGCAATCAGCCGCTCCTCCAAGACGCCTTCGTCCAGATACAACTGCGGGTGGGTGAACATGCGCAACGTCATGTCAATCAGTTTGATTTCCTCACCGGGAAAGTTGTTGATCATCATCGTCAGCAGCTTGTACGTAAGCGCCGTGTCGTTGCAACAGTACTCGCCATAACGCGCAAGCTCTTCGGGCGTGAAGTCTGCACGATTTTTATTCTTGGCGTTGATGACCTCGTTACCCTTCTCTCCGATCTGGTAGCGAATAGCCAGCTTGGCAAGTGAGCCGCCAACCTCAACGCCATGTAACGCACGTGCCATGCACAGCGTATCCAAGTACGCCATCGGCGTGATGCCAAAGTGCCAGTGAAGAATAGCCCCGTCAAACATCGTGTTGTGGGCTAGCAGGAGAGTGTTCTTCCAGTCGTATTGCAGGAGGAACTTACGTATCTCTTCATGGGTGCCTGAAAACCAAACCGGCACACCATCGTTAACTTGCACCGAGACTCCGATCACCTCGAACCTCGGGTCACGAATGTACTCCTCGGTTGTCAGACCCGTCAGAGAAAACTTGTCTCCGTAATAGGTCTCAAAATCCAACGTGATCAGGCTCATACATATTCCAACTAAAAGAAACTAGAGGGTGGGGGTACTCGCTGCACTGTCTCCAGCATCCGCTTTTCCCCCGAAAATCAGCGCGTAGTTTGACTGCTTTCGATCTCGCGGTCAAGGTACCACTTGGCCTTCTTGAGGTTCTCCAAGCGCTCGCCTTTGAGGTCTGCACGGGTGATGTACTTCACCACATTGCCGAGGTGATAGTTCAGCTTCTTGGCCTCGATAAAGTCGATGGTCTCGATACCACCCGCCTTGTAGTGCGCGGGATGATTGACCATGTCGTTGATTGGCGTGCCTGAAGAAACTACCGCAACGGTCTTCCACTCCTCATCAGCGGGTGCGCGGGGCACGGGCAGCACGGTCTCCGAGCTCTGCATACGAATCTTTGGTGTCCCATCGGGGTGCCTGAACTTGCGAGTAGCTTCCGCTTTCTTCATCTGCGAGCGGATCACGTACACGTACGCTAGGCTAGCCTTAAACTTCGCTGCCACGTCGGCAGGTTTCGCGTCGGGGTGAGTCATCATGTGCGCACGGATTTTTGCCGCGTTTGATTTTTTAGCCATCATGTTTCCTACTGAATTAAATTAAAACGGGGACTGTTCATGTACGGGGGGTTTGGTTTGTTTCAAGTGAGCACGGTGCATCCTTTCTAGAATCTTGGCGTCCACGCGAGTGAACGGCCACAGCTCGTTTGGTTTAGGTAGTGGGGGGTTTTTCTTGGGGGTCATAGAACCTTCCCGGCTTTGGAATAGACCATGAATTGCTTGACGTTGATGACGCGCTCAAACTTTGAGATGCCGGGTAGGTTGCTGATGTCGATGCCTTCCTCACGTTTCTTCTCGACCACGTTGGTTTGGTTCTGCGATAGCATGGCGTTGGTGCCCTTGAAGTGCGGGTCTTTGGCAAACATGGATGGGCGGGGGACATTGCGCCACACAAACGGACTGTCGGGGTGGCACTTGCATTTAGGTTGAGTCATGATGATGCGTACCCATCCGTAATAAATTTGTTCTTGGCTTCCTCAAGCGCACCAATCACCATCAGGCGGTCGGAGGCGGTAGAGGTCTTGATCTTGAACTGGCCTTTGTCTTTCCAAAAGCACAGCACGATCACGGTGTCAGGCTCCTCGTCAATAGCCTCGTTTAGCAGAGCCTTGGCTTGCACTTTGTGGTGATCAGGTATCGTCAGTGTTTTTAGTTTGCTCATTTCTTTTTTCCTGTAGTAGGTCTAGGACAATTTTCAGGGGGAACAACAACACACCAGACAGCTTGCCACCATCGTTTCCCGGCTTCGCTCACGACCCAC